GTAATCGTTGGAAACACGAAATGAAAGTTCTTTGTAATGCAATACTGAATGACGCAAACTCAAGAGTCCACTTGAAAGCCTATGCTAACTCCTACCTACACGGTGGATTAAAGGAGAGAAAGAAGAATGATTGATACAGACAAGTACGAGATAGACGATGATGTAGTATGGGTATGGAATGACTCGGATGACGCATACGATGAAGAGAAAAAGCGGTGGGTGAATGGTGCTGAACATGCGAACTGGCAACTATGGGAATATAAAGAATGCCCTCCCGAAAAGGGTGGCTACCAAATATATCGTGAAGGTGAATATGATGAAAGTACACATGAGCCATGGAATCAACTACTACCCAACATACCTCAAATTGAATGGAATAAGAAGATGGAAGCCATACAAGATGTGCCGTTTCTCATAAGAGAAATCAAGCGGTTGAGTGAAGTCATAAGGACTAAGAAAACCCTAAGAGATGCTTTAGATTTATTAAATGGTTGTGGTTATTTTCTATGTAATATTTGTGATGAGTTTTATGATTCAGAGAACCGTATAGGTGATTGTAAAGAATGTGGAGATGGGAATAATGTATAAAATAATTAGATTTAGATTTAATGGAAAAAATAGGATAATCAAAAGAGGATTAACACTTGAAGAGGCTCAAGAACATTGTAGAAACCCTAAAACAAGTGTTGATGATGATTGGTTTGATGGGTATACGGAGGAATGATTAAAATGAAATGTGAAGAATGTAATACAGATATAGACGAAGGCCATACATATGAAAGAAGTGATTTTAATATTCTTATTAGAAAACCAGTAATTGTGTTATGGTATGTATGCCCTAATGAAAATTGTGGAGTGAGTTTACCTTGTCCGTAAGTTTATTCTCTAGAAGGCATTATCAATGGTTAGCAGAAAATGCTGTTAACATTGATTTAAACAGAAAACAAATAGACAGATTAATTGAGGAATTAGTTAAAACTAATCCCAATTTTAAACCTTCCACCTTTAGGTCAGCAATAACGATTTATCGTAATGCTTCTTCAGGTGGAATATAAGATTCAAGTTCTCTTGATTATACATAAATGATTACTCGGCTCGACCAAACTAATTCTTTATGGATTCAAACCTAATGTTTGTTAATAGGTACGCAACCCTATTCAAGCCACCGAAGTTAGGCAGAGTAGAGAGAATACGAATATGGTGTGAATACCGAAGAGGTGGTATTCCTTAAAACTGAACCACGCTTGTGAGTTTCTAGATGAAAGGCTAGCCAAGTCCCGACAAGTAGTTTAGAAACAATAGAATATAAAAGCAGTAAGCCATGTACAATTCAAAGGTCTGAAAGCAGCCATTAAGGTGCAAGCACCACCTAAGAAAAGACGGTTAATGTTAGACATAAGCATTTACTAGTTAAGATTGATTACCGAGCACTAGTCGGTAGGTAGGATATCTTCTCATTAAATGTGTTTAACCTCTTAACCCGATTTTTCTTTATTTTTATGGGATATGTAGCAAAGCACATACCATATGGTACGGTAAAATAATTTATTTAATTATACAACCATATGGGTAGTATTGGGGAATGGGTGTGTAACAGGGTTCAAAATTTTTTTTTAAATTAATTATATATATTTAATTTTCATGCAAGAATGTGCATTATTGTTGTGCATACACACTATATCTATCTAATTTAAAGCGAATATAAATATAATAGAATAAAAAAACGCTCTTGTACAGAGATACAGGTATAATCTAATTGTATTATTTGTATAACTAATTAAATAGAATAAAGGTTTAATTTTATATCGGGAATACATTAATTTAAACTGAAAAAAAATCGCAAGTGGCAAAAAAATGACCGCCCATTTTTTGATATTTTACGGGGGTAACATTTTATACCGGATAGAAGAGGCTAAAGTATGATACCTGCCGCCTTCATTCACATATTGCCTGATTGGGCGATTTGGGTAATTGATTTTGTAGGGAGATTTAGCCGTGAGTAATTGGTGGAATGTTATAAAACAGAACAAATTGGTTAATTTACCCAAGTTCAAAGTTAAACCGTTCAATGCTGCAAAGCCGAACGAAGAAGATACACAATGTAAAGATAAAATTATGGAAATTGCTAATTTTACTAAGAATTTTGAGTTCCCTGATAAAATAGCCCAAGAGTTTGTTAGGGTTAAACAAGAAGGAACAGACTATGCGACAATGCATTATTATGGTCAAAAAGTAAAATCGAAGTTGCAAATACATCGGTTTGTTAAAACGGGAGAAATAGATAATATACCTGAAGAAGTATTTTGTAAAGTGTTAGATATGCTTAATAGTAATGTTAAATCAGAAAGGGCAGATGTATTGGATTATACTATTGATGTTGTAAAATTAAATGGCAAATCAGGCTATACTCAAACTATTATTATATATCATGGGGGTAGTATTAAAATGAATTTGCACTTGTCTATCGTTTGGCATTGGTGGTTTGATAGTAGTAAACGAACCGATATGGATGATTGGCAATCAATGTTTATTGATGAGGAACTTATCGAGTTATCAGATAAAATGGGGTGGCCTATATGAGTTGGTTTAATATTCTTAAAAATGAAATGAGGAGTGTTAATTTACCCAAATTTAAAGTTAAACCTTTTAATGTGAATAAACCTGATGAAGACGATAATTGTGAACGAAAAGTCAAAGAGATAGAAAGGAGGTTTTATGCTATGCAATTTTTTAATCCATCGGAAATAAGTTCGTTAGAAGAGAAATTAAAAAATCCACACTTTGATGTGGAGACTTGGGTTTATAACCACAGCGATAATCGGAGAAGATTAATGTTACGCTACACACCAAAACCTGAAAAATATCCTAATTATAACCAAGATGATTCTTTAACAATAAGTGTTATAGTTGACAATGAAAATTGGCAGACTACGTTTGGTAAGGACTCTACCGCCCAAACCTTTGCTGACTCTAAATTAAGTGAAGAAGATTATTGTACAGTATTAGATGCAATTCAACGTGATGTACCGTTCAAGTCAAAAGATGGTGCTATAAGATATTTTCTTACTGATGGGATGACGAGAACTGCAAATGATAGTGATGGTACATTTGATAATGTAGAAAGTTTTAGCAGACTTAGAGGGTTAATAGTTAATCGCGAAAAACTTATTAGAATGGATATTGAGTTAGATGTAGATATTGTATATCGTGGTAATATCCACCATTTCACACCGGATAGTAATTTGTTTTTACCAAATACGTTGGAGACATCCTCGCAGATTAAAGACGGGTTAGATATAATTGCTGATTATATAAACAATATTAATATCAAGTTTACGGAGTGAGAAGTATGTGGTTTGATGTTTTGAAGAATGAAATGAGAACAATTAACTTACCTAAATTTAAAATAAAACCATTTGGTGAAACCAAACCTGATGAAGAAGATAATGATTGTAAAGATAGATTCTTAAATGAAGTAGTGAAAAAATCAGAACAGACAAAACTTGTTCGCAATAACCCAAAAGGTAATATTCAAAGTTTATTTAATCAGATTAAAAAACTGACAGAAATGGGTGGATTTCAATATGGTGGATTTCAATATCTTGGAATGGATAACATAACAGATGATGATGGTTTATTTAGTGCAAAATTTCAATTACACCCTATACTAAGTGATGGGTTTGCCAACCCTGATGTATATGTTAAGGTACGCATAGAGGAAGATAACGAACAAGATATAGAACAAGATGTGAACGAAATACCCGAAGAAGTTTATTGTAAAGCGTTAGATATGATTAGTCAGGGTTCTCCACAAAGGCATGGAACATATGTCGAAGAGAGTGTAGGTGATTGGAAAATACGCTATAAAAATATTGACCGTGTGATGGAAGTCCCGACAGAGATACGCATAAAAAAACATAGAACGATTACTATAAAAAAAGGTGAAGTAGATTATATTACACTTTGGAACTTGTTATCAGTACGCACGAAAAATTTTGGAAATATGTGGGAGATAGGTCAAGATAACTTCCCAATTGGTTGGGATACTTCTAAAGGTGTTTCTGCGGCACTCGTTAAAATAGAAAGGCATTTTGAAGACTTAAAAATAGAGTGGTGATTATATGTGGTTTGATATTTTAAAAAATGAGATGAGAACAGTTAACTTGCCTAAGTTCAAGGTGAAACCTTTTGACGTAAACAAACCTGATGAAGATAAAGATGACTGTAAAGATAGAATGTTCGCACTACAAAATAAAGTACAGAATACTCCATTATATGATGATAATAGTATATTCGATGAAGTTCGTAATGACGGAGAGGATGGAGGAATTGAATATTATCGTATTACCAAAGTACCATCTCCCACAGGTTATACTCAAATACATGGCCCAGACCATTTTGTATCTCAATTTTATCTATATCCTATGACTGGTACAAATGTAAAAATTAAAGATGTTAAGCAAAAAGATAGAATAACAATAACAGTAGAGGAAACAAGATATACAATGAATAAACAGGCAGAGAAAATTCCTGAAGAAGTTTATTGTCGTGCTTTAGATTTAATTGCTCAAGTATCCCCTGTTGTTAATGGTGGTAGGTTTATGAAAGACCCATATAGAGTTGGTGATTGGGAAATATATTATGACCCTAGAGAATATCATGGTGCAGGAAGTTTAAGTTTTTCTGAGTTGGGTGGTGTAAGTAAAAGAAAGGGTGTTCACATACATTCAGATAAATACCCCTATGAGTTTCATATGAGTAATAGTATAACATTGATAATTACTGAGCGTGGGAGTGTGCCAATAGACGAATATAGAATTGATGATGCTTTAACAAAAATTAAAAAACATTATAATGATATAGAATTTAAATGGAATTAATATGGATTGGGATTATTGGGAAGCACAATTATTAGGTTTTTCAAACCCCTATTATATAGATGGTAAAAAGAATTGGGACACAGAGAAACCTATGAAAGTTGCTTTCTTAGAATGGTTAGGAATGCATCATTTATTAGAAGAAGAATAAATAGTATTAAAGCCTCTAGCCAATGTTGACGGGTTGCTAGTGATAGCGGGTTGTAGGGTAATGGTAGACTATCGTAATGTTTTACAGAGTTCAGGGTATTCCCCTATATTTAATAGATTAGGTGGGTTTGTAGAAGAAACTGCTTTAGATTTATCGGGGTTAGCAATGGAAGATTTCAATAAATTTACTGTTGATGAACTAACAGAAGAAACTTTAGTTTCATTCGTTTCACCATTATTAGGAGAACCATTGACTCTTACTTTACAAGCCGCTAAAGAGCAGATGGAAGAATTAGATGATGATGCCGAACCTATGGCATTAGATACTTCAACTAAGGATTTAAGTGCAGAAACAATAAAACAATTAGACGAAATAGGTCTATTTGATGCAGCAGCCGAAGCAATGGATGGTAAAATAAAAGAAAAAATATTAGAGAAGGTTATGGCAGGGGAATTATCTAATGTCGAACAACATAAATTAAAGCAACTTGTTAGCCATGCTTTAAAACAAATAGCAGAATCATCTGAGTTTAAGAATTATGTAGGTCATACTTTCATTAGAGCATACGATATGTTAATTGTAGAACAAATAAAGGATATGGGTGGATTAGAAGATTTAACCGCTAAAGACCCTGAGCCTCCTAAAGATGTATCAGATTCATTTGCCATAGAAGATGAAGAAACTTGGCAAGATAAGATGCGAGAATACAAATCATTAGATTGGAAAGATACTATTAAGAGGGATTAAGGTGGATTCCATGATAGAATGTCATAATCACGATAAAATAATGGATTCTTTATTTGAAGAAGAAGATAGTACACCTATAACAAAAGAAAAAGATAGTACTACTCTTTGGAAATGGTTAGTTAGTATTATGAGGTGGTAATTTGGAAAAGTTATCAGATTGGTTTGAACAATTAAAAATGTCAGGTACGGTTTCTACCGCTTCTGCTGCAACAAGCGACCTCTTTAATAATAAAACAGTTAATAGGAGGTTAAAACGTGGTAAAAGGAAAAAAGAAGCCCGTAAAGAAAGTTGAACCTGTTATTTCTATGGGGAACGGGAAATCGAGAGTAGAATATTCCGGTGAAACTTTTTCTGAGATGTTTAAAGAGTGGCATAGTACTGCTAAAGGGATTAGTGCCGCTAGTATGGGAGTAGTTAAGTTCAACGGTACATTGTTAGATATTTTAATGAGACATGGTATAGATGGTAGAATAATGGGTAATTCCGGCCCAAAAGAAACACCGGGTTTGGCTAAAGAGATACAGTTTTTATCACAATTTGCAAAACAACCTAAGTTTACTCCTGAAGAAGTTAAGGAACTTGAAAAGATAGTTGGTATATTAAATACACATGGCGGTGCTGAAAGTGAACTAAACCCTAGAAATATTAAGTTTGAAGGTATTGTTGGGATAAAACCTAGAACAAAAAAGCCTGTAAAGAAAACAATATATGGTCATTATAGAACTAATAATTATGTTAAATATAGAAAAGATTATAAAAATAAAGTTGAAAGTGTTAAAGCAGCAGATGATTCTTGGTGGGATACAAGTAAAGGTGAGGCTACACCACCAATGTGGCAAGCAATTTATGGTGATGGAAGTCATTCACCATTTAATAAAAAGGGGTTAGTTGCTGTCGTTACAGAAGGAATAAAGGCCATAAATGCAGCAGTCCACCACATAGAAGAAAATGCTCCTGTAAAAATAGAAAGAGAAGGTGCTGCAAAGTTTGCATATGAGGGTATTTCAGAAATTAGACAAATGATGAAAGTTATGGTTAGGGATGATGAGTTTACAACAAAGGCAGGAAACTTCGCAACAACTAAGGCTAGAACAAGATTGATGGGTACACCTATTAATGTAGCAAATAATACAGAAAGTGAGAGAGTTAAAACCTTGTTGAATGCCAAAGGTACACCGGGTTTTGTTGAAGATTTCTATATTTATATTTCTAGAAGGCAGGTTAATCATATGGCTAAATTAGCAGGTTGGAAACCCCCTGTTAAAGAAGAACCTAAAGAAGATGAAAAATTAACAAGTGATGATAGAGAAGTTAAAGATTGGAGAACTATAATGAAGGTGGTAGTGTGAGTTGGGAACAGATAGTAAAGGAAGCAGAATGTAAAATTAGAATATGCGAAGCAACTGATTGTGGGTATAACATGGATAGGCGTTGTACTTTGGATAATGTTAATTTAGGAATTAAAGCAAATTGCTTATCATATTATACAAGGTGATTTTTTGGTAACTAGAAAACGATGTGTTCTTTGTAACCATGAGGATAGGTATGATATTGAGCATAGAATCGAAGAATTACATATTAGTACAGACATTATAGATAGAGAATATGATTGGCCTAGTGGTACAACTTCTAGACACCAAAGAAATCATATGGGAGAATATGTTAACTCATCTAATCCTAAGTGTGGTTTATGCGTTAGTCCCATTAGGATGGAATTAGAAGAACAATTACACGCAGGTAATATGACACCGATAACAGCAGCAAATATTGTAGGGTGTTCAGAAGAACAAATAGTGCGTCATGTAAAGAATCACTTGCAACCTTTAGTTCAACAATCCGCAGCAAATATGATTGCTGTAAAGGAAATAGATGAGATAGAAACTCTTGAGAGAAACATTGGTAGATTAGATAATATGATAGAATCATTGTTTGATGAAGGTAGTACAGACCCAAAATCTATTGATAGTTTAACTAAACTTGCTAGAGAGATTAGAGAGAGCCTAAAGTATGTTATGGAGTTCAAAGGTAAACTTGTACATAAGAGACAAGATACAATTATAGTTGCACAAATGCAGATAGTACAAGAAGTATTAGCACAAAACCATCCTGATGTTTGGTTAGATGTTAGAAATAAAATGGAGGAGAAGTTACAATGAGTTGGAAAGATGAAATAAAAAAGGAAGAGAGATATTTAGAGTTAAAAGAAGGTCTAGCAGATTTATTATTTGACGGAGAAAGAAAAGAAGAAATATTAGTTTCAAGAAAATTTCTACACGCAATTTGGAGAATACTTTGATTATAATGACTACCTTAGATGATAAATTAGCCGTATTGGATTCTGCTAAAAGAGTGCAAGCCACAATAACCAAAGAAATAAGTGATATTAAAAGTGCAGGTACATTGCCAAAAGAAATCACCAACGCTTTGAATGGTATTCAGAGAGGGGTGAATGAATTAATCAAAGAGATTAATGATAAGATATACAGGCAGACTACATTGGGGGATTTTGAAAATGAGTAATTTATTGAAAGCACTTTCTAAACGAACTGAGGGTAGATATGAGATTATACTAAGTTATCTACTTACCGAGGAACTAACAAATACTTTTATTTCCAATACAAATGGAGAAAATGTTGCAGGTAGAATAAAGGCAATACAGTATTTTTTAGATAATCCTGAATCATTTCCTAAGATTCGTAAAAATGATGGAGTAGGTGACAGGGCTAAAAAAGTATTAGAAGCAATAAAGAATATTAAATCAAATGAATCAATTGGCGGTAGTAAAGGAAGTCAATTCCCTGATATATTAGAGAAGTTTAAGTCAGGAGATATACAATCTTTACCAAATTGGAGTAACTCTGCTAAAAGGCCTGAGACAAAAAGAAATAGAGTAAAACAAGTTAGAGATAATAAAACAAAATTATTCGATGCAATCGAAAATTTTGGTGGAGTAAAACAAACTCAAGCATATGAAATGCTAAAAAATACTTACAAAATTGACAAACCTGCACCCGATACATATACTATAAGTGCTAGACCTAATTCTCAAAAGATGATAGCGTATTTAAGAAAAGTTGTTACTAGTAGTAATATACCAAAAAGAAATAAAAGAGAGATGTTTGGTGAGCCAAAAGGTACAGATGAATTTCTTGGGGATGATTATAATGAGTTATACCCTGCTCTAATTTACATTATAGAAACTAAAGACTTACCTGTTGATTCTTCGGGTAATCTAGAATCTAGAGGTTATCAAAAAAAGAAAACAAAATTATCTATTGCTACTAAACAGGCTTTGAAAGGATTGAGAGGTAGTGAATCGCCTAGTGGACTAAAAAGTATAATGGATAAAATAATTAGAAATACTAAAGAAGATATTAAAAATAAAAAAGTGTATCAAGATAATAAATTTTTAAAGGAAATTGCGAAAGATGTTGATTTAAAAAAGCAATTTGAAGAATATATAAGAAGATTATCTGCGGGAGTATCTTTGAATAAATTACCTGCTGATGACTATTTAGCATTAGCAAGTGAAAGGGAAAATCCTACATATGAAGAATATGGTTTTGAAGGGGCAGAAGATTTTGAAGACTGGGTAACAGAATATGATGAAAGAACTGTTGCATTTGATAATATGCAAAATAGAAGTGGGTATTATGTTTTATCAGCAGTAAATGATTTAAAACATTTATCTAGATTATTTACAGAAGAAGATATTGATATAAAACAGACTCTTTTTGAGATACAGGAAAGAGATAGTAAAGAACTTGGTCAACCTGATAAAAGGTTTAGGATGTTTAAAGATTTGATTCCTATGTTGGAGGGTGTAGGTTTAGTATTAGGCGTTGTAGATGGTAATGACGGGTTTGGTAATTATTATGATAACTTTAGAGATGCAGAGGATAAAGAAACTAGAGAAGAAAATTATGAGTTAATGTTAAAAGAATTAATTAACGAGGGTTTGTATAGAAAGATACGGGAAGCCTTGCGAAATTGGATTTATAATTCTATGAAAAAAGTTGTAGATGATAATTATCGAATCAATATTAAAGGTGTTACTGAACCTATAAAAGTCTTAGAAAAATTAAAAATAGCAACAAAGAAAGTGGAAAGTAGTGAGGTGGAATCAGATGAGTGAACAATTCGATACTTGGTTAGAAGATTTAGATTTCTTTGATGAAATAATGGATGTTATTTTAAAGGGTAGAACTATCGCATTAAATTCAATATTGATGCCGTATGTTACGGGTGGTGCTGAACAAGAAGATGTTGATATTAAATCTATAAGAAGAGATTTTATAAAATATGTAAGAGAAACTACATCTGCTGAAAACCTAGCCTATGCCATTCTATTAGCAGAAAAACGAGATAATCCTGAAACTGGTATGGCAGGTAAAATGACTAGAGGGCATGATATTAAAATAAATGCTAAGTTTTTGGGTAGTACAGCAGATAAGGAAACAGGGAAATTTTCAGGAACGTCATATAAAAATGCAGTAAGGGATGAAATAAGCAAGTATAAGGGATTCACAAAGTTTCCTGAACCAACTAAAAGAAAAGTATTGGATTTATTTTATGATTATGCTAGGGATTCATCGGAAGGGTTCGCTATTGCATTTGAAGATATAGCATCAGCAGATACTATTATTCGTGATACTTTGAAACCTATTGTAGTTAATTTATTGATAGATGGAAAAACATTGACAGTTGCTTCATTATTAAAAAGAAAAAAGATGTCAATGAATAAGTTAACACTATCTGAGAAAGGTAGAGAGAATTATTTAGATTCTCCTGTTAAGTTGAATGCTCATATATCACAATTAGAAGATTTAATACAAAATTACTCACACCTAAAAACAAACCTATCAGTTATACTTAGGAAATTAACATCCATAAATATTTCAGGTCAGGAAGATATTAGAAAGGTTAGTGTTGATTTAATGGTTGGCTCATTGTCTCTAAAATCTTTAGATAGGAGAGATAAAATATATGCTTATTGGGAAAAGAAACACTCATCATTTAATAAATATATTAATGCACAAGATGAGTTTATAGAATCCTATGAAAAATATCTTTCTACTGAAAGAGTATCCGAAGAAGATATGCCTATCATTTTGCAGAGAATAGCACAGTTAAAAGAATATAGATTAGTTGAAGAAGATAATTATATTGTAAAAGTACCAAAACAACCAATTGATAGAGAAGATAGAAGTATACAAGCAATAATGTTACTTGGGGATTTCTTACAGGGATATTTGAAAGATGAGAACACATTTCAGAGTGTTGAGTTAGATTCAGCAATGGCTGCTAGAAGTGACTATGATGAAATGGATGTTAGGGTTGAATCTGACTTTGATGAAAAATCTACAAAAACTCAAACAGATTTGGCAACTAGGGAAGCCTTTGGTAATAAAACAGAATCAGCATTATTCCAAGACATAGAATCCTTCAAAACTATGAAAGAGGTAGACCCACTTTTCAAATATGTTTGGAAGAGTGGTGCATTTGGAAGAGTGCCTACATTCAAAAAAGACATAGAGTCGCTAAAGCGTAGAGCAAAGAAATATGCGACTAAAATAGATATTGAATTAAATGAAACTGACTTAAGTAAATTAGCAGATTATATAGATGATTTAGAAGAGTATGCTACGGAAGACGAGGTGCAAGATTTTTATTATCTTCCTTTAACTAATAAATTAGCCGATGAGTTTAATATATCTGATATGGATAGCCTCAGTAAAAAATTAAAAACTCATTTCGATATTATGTATGATATTCTAAATCTTGGTACTGCTACTGAAAAAGAAGCAATGCCTACTAGAGCCACTACTCAAGTAGGGAGAACAGGTAGGGAGAAATCCAATAAAACTAATCAACAAACATATTCGTCATTATTTACTGGAAGAAAAGGTAGTAAACTAAAAGATGTATTAGAGGAAATAGAAACAGAGTACGATGATTATGTTGATAGTTTGATTGATTATGTTATCCGACCTTTACTTAGTGAGTATATGCCGTTTGATGATGAGCCGGAGTATGTAACTAACAAAGTAATGGATTTCTTTATGTCACAAGAAGGTAAAGAGCCTACTGCTTTTACTACTCTATTGGCAAGATATTCTGAAATGGGTACAGCAACATTATCAGTAAAAGGATTAAAAAGATTAACAGAATTACTAGAAGAGATTGGTAATATAGAACCCGGTTCTAGATTATCTTCTATAAAATCTAAAATGGAACTTGCCGCTAAACAATTAGATTTAATCTTTGAAACTCAACATACTCACGATATAGACGTAGAGTTTGGGGCGGCATTACAAGAAATAAAGGAAAAAAATAACTTAAATATTGATGTTGAGTTTAATGGTACACCTGTTGAAAAATTAGCAGAAGAGTTTGAGAAAAATAGAGAGAGTAAATTATACCCATTAGCCGTTCTAGTTAAACATATTAGAAAAAGAAAAGGTGATTACATTGGTGATGATTTATTGAATCCTAGAGCAAAAGATTTAGGCTTAGGTTCTAGGGGATATAATGCTGCACAAGAAGGGACTTCGGGTAGTAGAAATCTAGTTTCATCATTTATACAGAGTTATGATAATTTGAGTAAGAAAGGATTAATTGTTAAAAGTGAATTTGAAATTAATTTATTAGAAGCCCATGATTCTATTAGAAAAATGTTAGACAAACCTGTATATTATGGAATATCTAAATTGGATAATTTTTCTCATGTAAATACTGCAATAGAAAAGGTGCATGAAAAGCATAGTATAGAGTTAACTGCATACGATATAGAGTCTATTGTTTCTGAAACAGATTCTATGGCTAGAATTGCTAAAAAATATGGAGTATCAGAAGATGCAGTTTATTATTTGAAAGGTAATTTTAGGGGTGATTAATTGGCAGAAGAGGAAGAAAAATATCCTGAACTACCTAATTCCAATTATGCTAGTGATGATATATATTTCAAAACAATGTCAGAAGATGATGCCATTCAAATATTTAGAAAAGATGGGTATGATGGATACAAATCTAGAGTACAAAGATTTAGGAGTATCCCTAAAGATGGTAAGTTTGCTACTGCCCCATCCGTACACCATGTTGCATTTGAAAAAGATACAGACAAACCTATTGGAGTAATCGGTTATGCACCATACAAAGATTTTTTATTAGGTTCAGGAATACACGTTAGAGACACCTTTAGACGTAGAGGGTTAATGGGATTATTATTTCGTGAAATGATTAGAAATAAAGGAAATAAAAAACTGATAGTTAATTTTTCTGATAGAGATGCTATGAACTACTATCTTAGTGAAGGGTTTAGGCAATTAGAGGAATCAGAATTACCTGATGAATTAATAGAAGAGATTTCTATTGGTAATGCTAATAATATTATCGGAACTCTAGAAAAATATTACATCCATAATTCTAGTTGGTGGGCAGCAATAAAACGGAGAGAATGAAATGACTTGGTTTACAGTAATCAAAGAAGGCCGTTGTACTAGAGCAACTAAAAAAACATCATCTACACGCAAAGGCAAGAAGTGGATGAAATGTGTTCCTAATGGTAAAGGTGGATATAAAAGAGTACATTGGGGTCAACGTGGGGTTACTGTTTCAGGTAAAAGAGATGGTAAAAGAAGAAAATCATTTAGGGCGAGGCATAATTGTTCTTCTTGTAAGAGAAGTGATTATTCTGCTAGATGTATGGCGTGTCGTGATTGGTGAATATAATGGAATTAGATACAGATTTTATGACATCTATGGATATGGAATTGTCTAAAAACTCCTTTGCGTATTTTTTTAAAAATGTATTAGGAATGATGTATCCCGAATATATGCAAGAATGGAAAGAATTAATGGAAAATACAGATAGAACAGTAATTATTTGCTCAAGAGACCACGGAAAATCTGTCTTTATGCACAGTTGGGTAGTATGGAATTTATGCTTTCAAGAACCTCCGTTTCAAATGTTATACATTTCATCTAATCAAAAGCAGACTTTAGTACATATGCGTGAAATTGATAAATATTTTAATCTTCCACAATTAAAAAAGTTTAGACCTTCAAGAGGTTGGGCTATTGGTAATATTCAATTAACAAATGGCAATGCAATATTAGAAAGGTCTGTTGGTTCTCAGATTAGAGGACTTCACCCTCAAGAAATAATTATTGACGACCCTTTGAAAGAGTTTAGTTTATCAGGTATTCAAAGAGTTACAGATTGGTTCTTTGGAGATATGATACCTACACTTCATCATACTGCAAGTTTGAGAATGATAGGTACACCATTTACATATACGGATATATTTTCACAATTAGAAGAAAATGAAGCATATACTGTTAGAAAATACCCTTGTTTAGATTCAATGAATAAACCACTTTGGCCTGAGCGTTGGGATTATGATGCTTTGATGCAAAGAAAGTCTGAAATTGGTTCATTGAAGTTTACAAGGGAATATTTGTGTATACCTGTTTCTACCGGAACAGCACTTTTCGACCCCGACCATGTAAGTAAGTGCAAAAATAAGGATTATGTCTTAAAATTAGGGAATCGTAAGGATAAAGGATACAAATATTATGTTGGTGTTGACCCTGCTATCTCAACTGATGGGGATTACAATGTAATTATTGTCTTAGAGGTTGATGAAGAGAAAAATAAGACAATTGTTCATGTAGATAGAGCAAAAAATGTGGAATTTAGAGAAAATATCGAAAAAATACGAATTATAGGGCAAATTTTTCAACCTGAACAGATATTATATGAAACAAACACCTTTGCAAAGGCATTTACTCAAGAATTACGCAGTTTGACTGATATGAATATTAAAGATTTCAATACGACTAGAAAAAAGAAGCAAGAAATCATACTAAATCTTCAAATGAACATTGAAAATGGTAAAATTAACTTTCCTTATGGAGATAATAATAGTAAAAGGATGACTACTGCACTAATTGAAGAATTATCTATGTTTTCTATAACAGAATCCGGTAAGTTTGAGGGTGTTGGAGCACATGATGACTTAGTTATGGGGTTAGCATTGGCTAATGCTGCAACTCAGTCACCTACTGACTCCTTTATACTCTTAGACGACCTCGGAGTGTTTGATTCGCCCCAAACACCCTCTATTGGTATGAATACAGGATTAATGGGATTGAACTTTTAGGATGTGATAAAATGGCTAAACTTAATTCAGAAAAATTGCAACAATTGACGGATAAAGTGAAGGAAGTTGAAGATTTAACTAGTGAACAACGCCAATTAGAACAAGAAATGGAATTAGAGGCTAAAATGTTATGGCTTAGTGGCAGACCCTTAACTAGTCATGGTGATTTGGTTAAGGAATATGCAGAAGACTTTAACATGAGTTATACCAAAGCAAATAAAACATTAGATTTATCTTTGAAAGAATATACTATTGAAAATAAAAATATTCCTGTTTTAGTCAAGGATATGAGAAAATTTAGAAGAACACTCAAGGGAGAACCAAAAATAGAGTTAACTAAATCCATTGACAATTTAATTGATGCTTATTCAGACCATTTAGAAAAGAGTATTGAAAAAATATATTGGGTTAGTCCTTACAAATCTATTCTAAAGGATATGTCTTTTTCAGAGTCTAATATAATTAAACTTGGTAATATTCAAGATGTTAATTCTAAAAGAGAAGTGATAGATTCTTTGTGTAAGTATTGGGAACTGAAATTAGAAATGAAAGATATGCCTTTTAATAAAAAATATGCTATTTTATCCAAACAAGCATCCCAAGCAAAAAAAGAATTTAAAAAATTAGTAAAATCCCAAAGCAGTACTAAAGGAATGAAAAATAGAATCAAAGAAAGCATTTTGAAATCTGTTTGTGAATATCCCGGAATATCTTCAAGAGAAATACATGAAGCATTACCTGAAAATCTAAAGAAAAAATCTTCCCCACAAATAGTTTCTAAATTGGCGATAACACAAAATATTACAAACGTAGATGGGGCATATTATAAATTAAATGATGACATTAAAAAAGACATTTATGCATATACTGCTGCATTCATAGATTCAGATGGTTATATTACTATGGATAGGAATAATAATCCTAGAGTAGGTTTGGTTGCTACTGGGGAAAGAGGTAAAGCGTTTATGATAGAAATGCATAAATCATTAGGTATGGGTAGATTACATTTAGACCAAAAATCTCCACAAGATACTAGACCTGTTAACAGATTAAACTTCTATTCCCAAAAAGACGTACACGAATTACTAACTAAGTGTAGACCACATTTTAGAATGAAAGGGCCAAATGCAGATATATTATTAGAATTAGTTAGAATTAAGAAAGGACACAAAAAAGAATCTTGGGCTAAGGGTAGAATGGGAGAACTTTTTAAATTAATGAAATATCACAACCATAAGGATAATGTTAACTATGATTTTTCTGCATATGATATTGATTTAGACTCAATTAGTAAATTGGAGGAAAACTCTAAAATGAGTTGGATGGATAAATTAGAGGGCATAGATGAAAAACCAAATCTAATAGGAGTAAATAGCGTTTGAAGGAACTTTAATATGTGTTCATGGAATCGGGTAATCAAATAATGGGTGTGTAAAATGGTAGAAGAAAAAAGAAGATTTAGCATAACTAACCTCTTTAGGAGAACAACACCTAAACCTGCTGACCGTAAGGTGTTTAATCCGGGGATTCAGGAAAAGGATAATTCCTATATGTTGACTGCCCCTGTAATATATCATATAGCAAACCAATCTGTTATAGTTAGAACTTGTGTTACTCAATTAAAAAATGAAATTTTTAGGAGAGGATATTTTTGGGAAGAAAAGTTTGTATTGAAATGTAATGACTGTTGTAAAGAACACAAAACACCTGCACCGGAATGTGTAGAATGTGGCTCTACTAATTTATCCAAACCTAATCGTGACCAATTAAAATATGCTTCATCTTTTATGGATGGTTATGTTAACAAATCAGAACAACTATTTATTGATGTACTTAAAGAATTAGAAGATGACTTGAATATAATGGATGATGCCTATTTAGTATTAGTTAAGGAATATTTCTTAGATAGTGATTCTGAAATTATGATGCATAGAATAAAGGAAATCTATCGAGGTGACCCCGTAGGTATGCACATCTATGCAGATGAATTAGGTGAAAGAGGGAATAGAGGATTTACTTGTTTAAGGCATAGGGATTTCATTTCAGAAGAATCTGTTGGTTCTTGTGAGGTGTGTGGCACTACTGAACTGTATCCTATCCATTATGTTAATCGAGTTAATGGTGAAGAACAATATTTCTTGGAAGGGGAAGTATTACATTTCAGTAAATATACCCCTAGTAGGTTATATGGATTGTCCCCGATAATAACATTGTGGAATAGTGTGACCACATTGATTGCTATGGATAATTACATTAATTCTTCTTATACAAAAGCAAGAATGCCTAGAGGATTACTTGCAGTACAAACTAGAAACATAGAATCTATGAAATCTTTTTGGAAGGGTGTAAAAGAGAAAATGGAACAAGACCCACACTTTATTCCTGTAATGGGTATTGAATCAGAAGGTGGTAAAGGTTCTATTGAATGGATTAAGTTTATGGATAGCCTAAAAGAAATGGATTATGTTTCAGTCAAAGATGATTTAAGAGATAGAGTTTCAGGTTTCTATGGTGTGAGTAAAATATTTATGGCTGATAATTCTTCTAGTGGTGGATTGAATAATGAAGGTATGCAAATACTTGTTACTAATAGAGCAGTAGAAATGGCTCAGACTATTTGGAATAATTATGTATTCCCTTTTGTAACAAAAGAGTTTGGAATTACTGATTGGGTTCTAAAACTTCCACCATCGGAAGAAGAAGATGAAGTTGCTAAACTAAGAAAGAGAGAGATTGAAGTTAACATTGCTGCATCTATTAAAAATTTAGGATTTGAGATAGATATGGATGATGAAGGTAGATTCTCTTATAGTAAACCTGAACCTAAACCCGAACAAACAGATAAAGGTGGAGAAGGAAAAGGAGAAGTTGAATTAGACCCGTATGCAGGTACAGATATTGATGCAAGTCAATTAGGACAAATGCAAGAGGACATGATGAATCAAAGTAAACCACAGGAAAATCCACCTGCAACTAGAAATAAACCTAGTATGGATAGTGGGCCTGATAAAAGATTTAGTGGCTTACCTGAAGCAGCCGGAAATCAAAATGTTGATAAAAGAACTGAAAGAAGGGTAGGTTAGTGCCGGAGTAGTTATTCTAGCATATTTAAAAAAAGGTGATTAAATGAGTGAAAAAAGTGTAAGAGAATTAGAGAGAGAATTGGCTGCTGCAAGAGCAAAAGTGTATAACGAGCGTAAAGTAGAACCAAATAGAGATTTAGATGCAGTAGGTATTGATATATCTAGAACAGTAGAAAAGAAAATACCTAACAGTAATGATATTCCCGATGTAATCTTAATGCCAAAAAGAAAAAGAAATACAGAAAATAAGTGGTAAGTGTGTCTATATTATTGAAAGCAGATATTCGCGGTCATAAAGAGCCTATGGCTAAAACTGCTTTTGTATTAGACCAAATTAAAAAAACATTTTCCCCCAAAGTCAAAGATTTATTATCTAGTAAAGTACCTGATAACTTTGTGAATAATTTAGAAAATGTTGTTAGAGTTACTAATGAAGATTGGAAAGATAAACTTAGGCAATCTTTATCTGATGATTTAATGACCGCTAGTGGTGGATTTAAACCATTAGGTTCTGAGAAATTTACTGATGAAGGTAAACCATCAAAACCTAAACAAATAGATATGAGTAAATTATTTGTAGCAATAACTTCTCATCGTAAAGTGTTTAAACAAATTCTAAAAATTAAACAAGATAATGCTGCTATGTTTTTATTAGCGGGTATGTCTGATGATATGCGTTCAGAAGAAAATCAACAACAATTAGATAATTTTGTAGAAAATTTAGAAGAAGGTTCAGATGAAAAGGCTATCTATGATGCGTTTGTAGCCGATGAAAATATATTCAGTAAATTAGAAACGGCTATATCTACGCTCGATAAGTTAGAAGACCAACTATCTAGAAAAGAGAGACAACCTACTAAGGATTATTCTTTCCTTTCTACTATGCGTAATTTATTAACTAAATATGGTAAAGATTCTAGAATAGAAAATTATAAGGGTGAATTAGATACTTTACAAAGTGAATCAAAATTATTTTCACAAAAAAATATATTTAAGTTCCTAAAGAAATATGAAGAGGGTAAACACCCTGTAAGATTATTAGATATTTTAAATGATGAGTATTCTGGTAAAACAGGAATAGAATTACTTAAAGAAATATTTACCCAAAGAGGGTTTAAATTAGAAGAAATAAAGGTTAGAGATACAAAAAACCTAAAGGATTTTATTTCATTAGAAGGGGGTTATGGGAAGATAGTGAGGGAAATTAAACAAGCAATGAATCCTGATGCTACTAAATCACAAATAAAAGAATTGGCTAAAATGTCTAAGAAGAAAATTATTGATTATGCTGATGTTATAGAACTAAGACTTGGAGATTTATTAGATGATAGAGAATCAAAAGAGACTTACTATCTAACAGAACCCGACCCTATGTTTGATGAAGAAGGGCAACCTAAAGATGTTAATGTAGGTGTAGCAGATATACAAAATGAAGATTACCGAATAGAATTAAAAAGAACAACAGAATTATATGCATTTATGTATTATTTAGCGAAAATAAGGGAAATCTCTTTAGACGAATCTTATTTACGGAATGATGTACATACTGTTGAAGTTGAGTCTTTACCTGAAAAATTTGCTATATTAAGAGAAGTCATGGGGGATTTAGAATGAGTTGGAAAGAAGCGATTAAAAAAGATTTAATGCCTTACGGGGAACAGATGGAAAATGAAGCAAGAAACTCTCATAATCCTGAAAGACATATTAGAGATGCCATTAATGATATACTTGGAGACGTAAGACAAGATATGTTTAGAGGCGGATTAACAGGTGATTTAGTTCAAAGATTATACGATGCGTCAGACTATGAACACATTACCTTGACTGAACCTAATGAAAAAGAAATAAGAAACGCATTACTACCCGTTATAGAAAAGTTGGTAAAAGACAATTTTAAGTTTGATATGTCAAAATATAGATATGAAGGGCCATGAGGTGATTTAGAATGAGTTGGGAAAGCGTTTTGAAAAAACCATCTGCGTATGACACTACTGATGATTTAATTGATGAACCATTAACAAAAGAAATGAAATGGGAAGGGAAAGACTATTACATTTATGATAATGAAAACACCTCGGCCACGCCAAATGGTGTTCTTTATGTGTATAAAACATATCACAAACCAACAGGCACACTATCTTATCCAATTATTAAATTATACTTAGACGGTAATGAAATTAAAGAATGGACTGATGACGACCAAAAAGAGTTTGATATGGAAGTTCAAGGTCATAGGTTTGATGTGTGGTCTGATGCTAAATCAAAAGAAAGATTTGAGAGGGATAATAAATGAGTTGGGAAGATACACTAAAAATAGATATGGAAGAGTATGCTAGAAGTAATTTTCCCTTTTTACCTAACAAGAAAAACAAAAAACCTATGGATAGAGTTTCCACTACTGCTTCTAAACTACCCCAAGATGAAGAAGCGGCAGAAAGAACAAAGAAAAAAGAAGCAGAGTTATTAGAACAAATAATGGCTAGAAATAAAAAAGCAAAAGAAACATTAAGACGTGATGAAAAATGAGTTGGAAAGATATTCTTAAGGACAATACTGAAATGCAAGACTCACCTTGCGATATCTGTGGTAAAATGAAATTAAGAAACCATGAAGATTCAATGGGAGATGTTTGTTTAGACTGTTATTGGGAGATGTCAGAGGACAAGAGGCGAGCATTATGAGTTGGCAATATACTCTTCAAAAAGCCGATAGTGGTTTATTGGAAAAATTAGAACCTAAAGAAAAAAAGAAATTGAAGAAATTACTTCAATCTACTCAACCTTCTGAATATTTTGGTCAAGATTTAACTAAACTATCTACTCTTATAGATGAGATGAAGAAAGTTCAATTAATTAAAGGTGATAAGAAACTAACTAAGAAATTAAATGCCTTCGATGAAAAGAACTTAAGTATTGTAGCGTCAGCAGCAGAACTAAGGAAGGATTACGAGACTTTGTATAATCAGTTACGAAGTATGGTATATCCCAGTAAAAAGGGTGATTTAAAATGAGTGAACAAAATGAAATGCTTATGCTAATGAAAGAATTAGTTGATAAAGTGAAAGCACTAGAAGATACAGTATATAGACAAGATAATTTATTAATGAAATCAGGATTTGTGGTTTCATCATCCCCTAAACCTGCTATGGTAAATGGTTCTGCTCCAACAAGTGACGTTATTTCTAAAATGGATTGGGATGATATTCACAAAATTGTAGAAAGAATAGAGGGGTGAAAAAATGCCGGAAAGAGTAACAAAAGAAGAAAAAATGATTGAACTAGCAATATTGAAAGCAAAAGAAGTTTTGGCAGAATTTAGTGATGGAACTACTGTTGCTAATGACCAAGATGTTATGGGTGAAGAAGTTAAGTTGAAAAGCCCCCCTAAAAATCCTAAAGAAGAAAAAATAGCAAATCCAACAGGTGATGAAGGATATGGTTATGTTGGTAAATCAGTAATGAAAGAAGGGAATCCGTTTTTAGATGATGAAAGAGATAGAGAAACCCAAATGAGAATTAGAGAGTTAGAGAAAGATTTAGATGATGTTAATACTGAATTAGAAGAATTAGAAATAACAGGTTCAGATAAAAATTCTGCGGGATTTGATAAGGCACAAGGTAGAAAGCAGACAAGACTATTAGAAGACGAAAAAAGATTAACTCAACAGATTGGTGATTTATACGATTCTTTGGGTAAAGCAATTATGCTAAAGAGACTATTAACAGTAGCAAAAGGATTAGATTTGGTTAGAAATTTAGAAATGGATAGTATAGCAAAAGGAGAACTAGAGGATTTGGATGCTCAGTTTATGGAAGCATTTGAAAGATTCAATTCTAGTCCTAAGAAAGACTCTGATTTCGCTAGATATGAAAAAGAATATTCAGAACTAAAAGCATTAGTCAAAAAATTAGGTTTAGAAGGCACAACTTATATGGATGCTGAACATGGTGGTCGTGCTAAAATGGAAAGAAAATATGGATTTAGTCTGCACGAATAGAGTGGTTAAATGTCAATTTCAGGTGTAGTATTTGAAAAGAAAAAAGACGTGTTAACAAAGCGTGTTTTAGATTTTTTTGAACGCACACGTTATTCTTATTTATCTGCTTTAGAAGACCCTAAAGAATATGGTAAGAGATGGAAAAAAACTGTAAAATCTATACGAACTCAATTTGATTCTTTAGATACTTTTACAGGACTATTAAAAAAATATTTAGATGAAGATATTGTATTTGATGAGAGTGCAGAAGACCCTACATCTATACAAGCAAGAAAATTATATGATGCTGTTAAAAGTTTAAGATTTGAATCTAAAGAAATAAGTGACCCATTTTCTGAACAGTTAGGGGATAATGTAATAGAGACATTCCTATCTAATGATAGTGTTTTTGTTGCATTTATTCATTATGCATTAAGGTCTCATAATATCCCATTGCCTTCATCTGCTTGGGAAAAACATAATCTATCTCCCGATGAAATTACTCAAGGTGCTATGGGATTAGATTTAGAGAGTAAAGATATTCCTTTATACATTACAGAACATTATGGTGATGGTAAAGATACCAAGAGAATTAAAACAAGATTTAAGAGTATGTTATCTTTATTAAAAAAGGTGTTTTTAGAAGAATATACATCAGTACAATGGAATAAATTAGTTGATATTAATATCAAAAAATCAGAAGAAAAATCAGAAGAAGAAAAATCAGATATTAATTTTATAGTACCTAACAAACCAATGTATCGAATATTTGAATTAAATGATATGGAACAACTAAAAGGGTTTAGTGGAGAATACGTTGTTCAAGAAAAATATGATGGTATGCGAGTTCAATTGCATAAAATAGATGGCAAAGTAAAAATATTTTCCTATAATCAAAAAGAAATTACTGATAAATGTCCTGACCAAGTTGAGCAGTTGAGTAAAAAACACTTTGGTGATTGTATATTAGATGGAGAATTAATGCTATTCAGAGGCGAAGAACCTTTGCACAGGGCATCTGTAATTAATTATATATTTAAGAAAGAAATAGATGGGTTAAAATTGAGACTTCATGTATTTGATATAATGAGACATGAAGAAAGAGATTTAATGGATGAACCATTGAGAGAAAGAATTAATATTTTAATGTATCAATATTCTCAACACTCTTCCGAAGATTTAGCATTCCCATCTAAGAAAGATACTAGAATAGCAGATTCTATTAAAGAGGTAGGGGAGTATTCTGAAACTATTATGCAATTACCTGCGTCTGAGGGTGTTGTGATAAAAGACATCGAATCAACATACCAATTAGGTAGCAGAAAAAACCCTAAATGGGTTAAGTGGAAAAAGTTTGTTGATTTAGATGTTATAATATTAGATTCTAAAAAGACTAAAAGTGATTTGTATTCTTATACTATTGGTATTGGGCCTTTATCAGCAGAGGATGCAAGAAAATATAATACCAAAGAATTAGAAGATAAAAAATATTTGCCTATTGGTAAAGCATTGAATACTAAACAGTCTGTTGAAGTTGGTGAAATTGTGAGAGTAAAGGTTGACGAAGTAAAGAAAACCAAAGAGGGGTTTAGTGTATATTCTGCTAAAGTCATAGAGATACCGGAAGTAACTCAATCTGATAAATTATCAACATTAGAACTATTATCAGATAAAACAAAAAAATCTATTTGGGAAGATTTAGATAAGCCATTTAAATATAAATTAAAAGGTGTTAAAAAAATGTATATTACAGATGATATACATGGTGAAGCAGAAATAATATTGAAAACTAACTTAGATGGTTTTACTATTATGGGCTTTAGTGGGGATAATTTAATGGAGAAAAAAGCACTATATGATATAGATGTTTGGAAAGAAGATTTAAAGTCAGCCATAAAAAGTATGCGTTCAGAATTAAGAGTAGATATAAAAAATAAATTAATAGACCTAGATGACCCAGTTAGTTTTGAAAAAATATTAGAATATATTAAAGAACACCATATGGAAAAATTTGAAAGTGCAGTATTTAATAGTGATATTAAAAAATTAAAGAAATGGTTAATAATTCAAGAAGATATAATTTATAATAAAACAGAAGATACATTTACTGCTAATGATGAAATAATTGAAAAACAACCTAAGAAGAATCCTAAAGAAGGTAGTTTTACTATACAAAGAAGGGAGGATAATAATTTAGATTTTATTATTGAAGCAGGAGAAAAAACTATGGCATGGTTATTTGATATAGAAACAACTTCTGATGTTTATAACCTATTTGGTAAATCAGGTAAGTTTCCTGCTAAAATAATTACTTCGGGTGTTAAACAAGGTAAAACAATAGATAGTGGTAAATTAATATTAGGAGTTCAAAAGGATGGTTACCATGAATATAAACTAGAAGGCGATAAGTTTGATACTAGATTACACGTTAGAGTTGTACCTTTAGATGGTAAAAAGACTTGGGTTACTTGGACTGGTAAAAAACAACGTATGTTAGATTCAAAAGAAGATGCGGGAGTATGGGATATTACACTTGACAGGTATAATAAATTAGACTTACCTGAATCTGAAACCGCTTAGTTAATATAGTCGTTGAAAAAAACTATCATCAATGCTGTCTGCTCCAATGCGTCTTGTTAACCATGATGTTAGAGATTTTAGTATCTTAAAGTCTGATGACTTGATTATTGGTGGATATGCTTCCATTGAAATGGTAGATAAACAAAATGATTTGATTACTATAAAAGCACTAGAAAGTGCAGTTGAAGGATTTATGGATAATAAGAAGTTTAGAAATGTAATGTCAAATCATTCTAATGTTCAAGTTGGAGAAGTTATTGATAGTTATAGAGATAAAAATGGTACAGTCCATAAAACCCATGTTGATGATGTAGGTTTTTATGTTGTTATTAAATTAAGAGATGATATTGAAAAAGCAAAAGAAATATCTAGAAATATTAGAAAGGGAACATTACGTTCTTTTAGCATAGGAGGTCAGGCTATTTCTAAAAGAAGCCGTAAATCAGATGATTTAGGTGATTATAATGAAATAGATGGTCTTGAATTACACGAAGTCACAATTTGCGAAAAGGGAATTAACCCCGAAGCAAAATTTGATATATTAAAGGAAGAAAAAGGTGAAAAAAATATGACTGAAAAGTTGGAAAAAGCCCTTGAAGAGTTAAATGACTTGATGAAACAAGTTAATTCTCTTAACAAGGAAGAAGAAACGATGGATGCATCGATGGAAGAGAGCATGGAGTACGCTGACATGACCCCTGAAACTGATGAAATGGAAAACTTAGAGATGGATGATGAAGCAAAAGCATTAGACGACCAAGACCAAACTGATATAGAAGCAGGTGAAGAAGTAGTAGTTAATGGAAACCCAACTGCAACTCCTGCACCTCTAAAAGTATCTAAAGAATGGGATGCTAGTGAGTTTAAATCATTAGATTTATCTGCACAAAATGTTGAGAAGGCATATGAACAGTTTAAGGCTGAACAATTAGAAAAGATTGCATATGAAAACCTATCAAAACAATTTGAATCAAGGTTCATTGCAGAACAAAATGTAAGAAAGTCTGCTGCTGAAAAGGCAGAATATGATGCTCGTACAGAAGTAGCGGCTCTAAAAGAAGAGTTCGCTGAACTACGCAAATCTTTATCTGCAAAAGATAATGAAATAGCAAAAGCAAAAGAAGTTTCGTTTGGATTACCTGAAGGTTTCCCTACATCATCAGAAGAATTATCTTCTATGAGTTGGGGAGATATTCACAATCTTGCGAGGAAGTTTTAGGAGTGATATAAAATGAGTGGATATACAAACACAATAAAAGATTTAGAAGCCGCAACCTATGGATTAACTGGCCCTGCTGGAAATGCTCTATTGAAGAGTTCTGGTGTTGTTGGTGGATTCGGAACGCCCCATGACGCTGCATCAAACCCGTTTAGTGCAGCAAGTGGATTGGGAGATTTATACAATGTTCTTTACGGACAAAAAGTATGGTCAATGTTGAATCAAGAGGTTAACCCTCTTTCAATTCTAGCAAAAAGACCTTACACATCATCAGGATGGAGAGTTCTAAAGAGCCGACCTACTGGTGGTAGTGGTTCTGCATTTGGAACAGGAACAACTGCTGTTGCTGCAAATACTGCTGATTTATCTGCACCTAGAGTAGACCAAATTGGTGGTGTTGAAGAAAATGCTGCATTAGATGGTGCAAATGGATTTAGACCACTTTCACCTGAATACGCTAAACTCTATGTAAGTCCAAAGACTGTTGCTCATTTGTTTGAGTTCTCAGAACTTGGTATGGAATTGGCTGCTATTGATGATGGTGTCGGAGATATTCGTGCAATCGTTAGAGAGGACATGGGTAAGCATCATGCAGAAACACAAAGCAAAATGCTTGTTATGCCATATGAGTCATATGATGACGGTACAGCAACAAACATTGAAAGAAACTACACTTCTTTGATGAAGATTGTTTCTTCTGCGGGTGAAATCGCTGCTATGTATAACGCTAACCTATTGACTACTGGTGCAAACAATGGAGATAACTCCGCAGTTGTTGCAGATGTAGTTAATCTGTTTGGTACAACAAGAAGTGTTACTATTAGTAGTAACGCAGCAACAGGTGTTGCTTCTTTCTTGGATGCAGAGGTTGACTTTGGAGATGGATATGCAGCAGGTGATGCTAGAGTTCTAACTCTAACTATGATTAATAGTATGATTAGAAGAATCCGTCAAAACGGTGGAAACCCAAAATGTATTCTAACAGGATACGATACTATTCAGCACATTGCTGACTTACTACAAAGCCAAGAGAGATTTATGGATAGGAAAGAGATTGTTCCTACACATAATGGTGTAAAAGGTGCAAAGGGTCAAGAAGTTGGATTTAGAGTAGCAACATACTTTGACATCCCTCTAATCCCTGCAAAAGATATGCCTTCAACTGGTAGTAACTCAACAAATGAATTAAGTGATATGCTGTTCCTAGATACAGACCATCTATGGCTATCTGTTATGAAACCAACCCAATACTTTGAGGATGGAATTACTAACGGAAACCCATTCGGTGTCGGTAAACTTGGAAACCAAGGAATGTACAGAACAATGGGTGAAACTTGCTGTTCTTTCTTCAAGGGTCAAGGTAAGATTACTAACATTAAGAGTGCTTAGGTGATTTGAATGGCTTTAGCATATACAGTTACTTTGCTTGCAGACCATAAGGGAGTTACACTTCCAAAGGCTGTTGGTGATGAATATGTTGTAGATGCTTTGATAGATGTAACGTCAATAGTAGCGGCAGGTTCAGTAATACCTGCTTCTGCTCTTGGCCTTTCTTCTGTTCATTGTGTATCTATTACAGGATGCGACAACGCTAATGCAGTATTGCCTTTAGTAGAAATTAGTGCAGCAGGTGCTTATGAGAGTTCAACTTCGTTTGCTCTTATGTTTACAGCACTAGATGGTACTAATGCTACTTTGGCTAATGACGCAAATGGTGGCTCTGTGCGAGTAAGAGCATGGGGTAACCTTTAAATTAAAAAATTAATACCATTATAATAACGTAGTCTTATTCCCCTTCTAATCGAGGGGAATGAGATTACTATAATGGAGGAATAAAAAATGAGTAATGTAAGATTAAAAAAAGTAAAACATGATGGCCCGCTTCTACTTAGAAGAGGTGGTACAGTATACCAAATACGTCATGATGAGAATTGTGTAGTACCTGTTAATATTGCAGTAGGTATGCTAGGAGATGCAGGGCTAGTAGTTGAATTGACAGGTAGTGATAAAGAGGCTATTTCTAAATTTGGGGCTAATGAACTAAGATTAATTAAAAGAGAATTTAATTTAGATGGTTCATCAGAAGATGTAGCAGAAACTTTATTTCCTAGTAAAAAGAAAACAAAACCAAAAAAGAAAGTAGCAACTAAACCAAAAGAAGCACCTACAAAGTTTGAAGATTTAGTTAAGGCTGCTAAAAAAGATTCAGTTGAAAAGGTAGAAGAAACTATTACTTCCGATTTAAATGAATCAACCGAAGATTGATAAGGCAACCCCTTGTTTCAATGGTTGGGAATAGGCATGAGTGGTTCAGGCTGTAACACTAGTGGGGTATTATCCTCATCAACATTAGTATCGAGTGATAGATGTAGATTAGTTAGTGTTCATATGACTTCTACGACTAATGCTTTATTCACAATTAAAATTTGGGATAGTGCTAATAGTACAATTTCAGGTAAAAAAGAAGTATTGCGACTTCATATGCATGCAGGTGGTACTGCCAAAGCATTAGAGCAAGATTTACATGGGGCAATATTAGCACAAGGATGCTATGTTGAATTTGATGCAGGAGCAGGTAATTGCACAGTTAATTTCGCATAGATAAAGGTGAGAAAAGGATGCCAAGTTTAGAAGATGATACAAGATTAGTAATGACTATATTATTTGTTGGTGCTGTAAGTGGCGTTAACATTTATTTTTATACCCAATATGGATTTATGTTTCCATATGCAGGTTATACCCATGCACTATTGTTTGGGATATTAACCATAGGTGGAATAATGATATTGAAAGCCGTGTTTGATTTGACACTATTTGATAGGATAGAGGATGTATTATTACAACGGAAAATAGATGCATATTGGGCTAGAAAACAAAAAGAAGAAGAAAATCGTAAAAGGGTTAGAGATACAATGCGACAATATGACCAACAATATGGTAACGGTTTTATTCAAAATCCCGTACCCCAATTTGGTCAACCATACCAACAACCTGTTGAAAATACAATAAGCCCAACATTCTTAACAATGAATGAGTGAGGTATATGGTTTCTGAATTATTAATGGGGTTCGATGAATCCACATTAGCATACGATTTACAACGTGCTCACTCTGCTGATATATGGTTCTTGAGAACTAGATTTTTCATTTGGAGTGTATGTGCTTCAATTGCTAGTTTTTTAATAGGTCATGCTTTACCTTTTTGGGGAATAAATATCTATAATAGTTTGTGGACTGGATTTGTTAATTGGTGGAATCATTTATGGTGATTAGTTATGTCGGTAATGGCGGGCTTTGTTATATTAGTAGCAGAGGGCGTAGCAAAAATGTGGAACAGAATGCATTCAATTCCTTTTGGGGTGTATGGAGCAACAAAGGTAGGAAAAACTACATTGCACCATCAATTAAGAACAAGAGGCGAAGTGCCTGAAATAAAAAACAGAACTGTTGGGCGAGAAAGAGCGAGTAGAAAATATGTTAAATTGGATGGAGATGCACATACAGTAAAAACAGCAGATGTAGGAGGAGAAACAGTTTTTTGGTCTGAATGGATTAATGATATGAAAACTAGAAAAGTTAAATATATTATATTTATGATTGATGACAGACACATGGATAAACATTATGACATTGAACAACAATTGTGTTGGACTTTTTTAGTAGATACAATATGTTCTCCTTACTGGGATGCTATAAACAAAAAGGGAAGAAAAAAATCCCATGATTATCCAATAGCAGTAGGAATATGGGCTAACAAATATGATTTATGGAAGGATAAATATAAACATGATGGAGAAATAAAAAATCACCCTATATTTGAGAGTTTTAAAAGTGGAATGACAAAATTAAATGAAAAGGGAATACCATGCTTCAAATATATAGTAAGTGCAAAATCAGATTCAGAAATGGTATACAGAGGCGTATTAACTATGATTAAAGATTATTAGGTGAGTAAATGAAGAAAAGGAAAAGATATTATACAACCCTGAACTGTACGATGAGTGAGTTCTGCCGATGCGTGGAATGTTTTGATATGGAGAATGAGATATGAGCATGAATTTTCAACCCCCTAGTTTGATTGGTTCTACCAATGCCTATGTTGAAGCAAATCCATTTTTACCTCCTAAAGAGATGGCTAGAGCACCGGGTTCTATAATGAAATATGAATATAAAAGTCTTAAGCCAAAAAAACAATTGAAAGAGATTGTGGCAGTTTTGAAACCTGAAAGAAAAACCTTTCTAAAAATACCATACAAGTTCGCATTTAATGTAAAAGATAGATGTGTTGTTTGTGGTACACAAAAGCGTTGGAATGCTAATGATGCTACTAGACCACCGATACCTTTACATAAAGTTAGGAAGGGCTATCCAATGAGAGGTACTTATTGCGATAAGCATTCCCATATTCACAGACAGTATGAAATGCTAGAACAACAAATATTGGCGGAGGAACATGGATTATCATTTAGTGCTTATGTACCTAGTATGAAATCATTAAATCCTATTGCTAGTGGGCCATTAACATCTTTAAAACAACAAGATATACAAAACTTATCAGCACTAGGATGGACTATAAAACCCCCAAAAATGAATACTGAATCAAAAGAAGAAGAATTATTTAGATTAGTGGTAGAAAACGATGGTCTTAATCAAAGAATAAAAAAGTTATTAATTGAAGGTACAATAGTAAGAGAAAATATGGAGGAAGATGAATGGGGTGGCTAGGCACAAGTAATAGTAGTATATCTAATCAGATAACACAAAATCAACAAACACAATTTAAGTCAATGAATAACTTATTGACTTTACAAGAGAATCATGTAGAAGAGTTCTTTTACTATCATGGTGAAGCATTTTTATTAGCATTTGAAAAATTATTAGAAGATGTTACCCAAAGAGTATTGGGTCAAATGTTGCCTAAAATGAAATTTATTCAAGGGGCAGGTGGAGACTTAGAAGTACATCCTGATTCATTAAGAGAATATGAAACCATTACTGCTGAAAATATACAGTTAGATATTCAAAATATTTTAGGGGCAGCAATTAATTCAGAAGTTGTTATGCAAAGAAAGATGGCTAAAGAACAATATTTAGAATCTCAAGGTTTTGCATCTAGTTCAGGTTCAATGTCTCAAGGTAATCCTGCAATGGCTAATCCTGCAATGGGTAATCCTCAAGGTATGAATCCTGCAAATATACAGGGCGCACCTGCAATGGGTGGAATGAATCAACAAGTAATGCAACAACAAATGGCTATGAACAATGGTAGTGGCTATCCTATACCACCATCAGGTTATGACCAATTTAACAATCCATATTGGATTGACCCACAAACAGGGCAACCAACATATACACCACCTCAAAGTGGATTGGGGATAGCACAGGGAATTGGTAAAGCAGTTGCTTGGGCTAAATGGTTGGCTTAATTATGGTGAGTAAATGGTCGAAGCAGAAAGATTGTTTATTGAAGATGATAATAGTCCAATACAAACAGATATAATTTTAGAACCTAAGTATCTTACTTATGGTCATGTAAGATTAATGGAGAATGTAAAAATATATGAGTATTTAGTTGCTTATCTTTTTCACGAAATTCAATCTTCTAACCCTAGAATGAATAACATAGACGATATAGTTTATGATTTATTGAATAAAAGAAAATTTGAAAACTTAGATATTACTAGTTCAGAAATTGATTTAGGTAATCCAAATAGACCATATTATTCACATGATGATTATAGAGAATATATTAATAGATTTTTAGAAGTTATAGAGAGTCAGAACTTAGTATCATTGATTAATGATTTAGGGAATAGAAATATTTTAGACTCTAAGTCAGTTATATTTAATGAAAAAACTAAAAGTAATATGGATGATATTAAATATAGAGTAAGGGATTTAGATAATAAAAGTAAAACAAATAAAGTTATGAATTATAATTTAGAACCCGAAGGTGCAACAAAAAGTAGATTGGATGCATTTATTTCAGGTAAACCAATTATGAGTTCTAGTTTAGATAACTATGTTACTGTGTCCCCTGATAGTATAAAATTTGACGCGGAAAAATATATAGAAAAAATGTTAAAAGATGCTAATATTATGGATAGAAATGGAAACCTTAAATCAGGTAAGAAAAAGTCATTAAAGAGAACNGTAAAAAGAAAGGTGGGTACTATCTTTGATGCTAAAGATGTGCAGATAAGAGGTAAACTAGAAACTAAAGATGTTACAGGAAAGTCAGGTATTCTATA